GATCTAAAGCACGGTATCCAATTGCAGTGTTGTTAGCACCTGTTGTGTTGTTCTGTAAAGCAGAAAGACCAACAGCACTGTTTCGTGTAGCTGTAGTATTTTCATATAACGCATAAGTACCAACAGCAGTATTTTCAGAAGCGTCTGTGTTTTTATATAATGCTTGAAGACCAACAGCAACACAAGTAGATCCAGTTGTGTTTGCATTCAATGCTTGAACTCCAACAGCAGTGTTATTATCGGCAGTTGTGTTTGCAGCTAAAGATTGTGAACCAATAGAAGTGTTGTTAGCACCTGTTGTATTAGCAACAAGAGTATAGTATCCAAGTGCGGTATTTTGAGCCCCCGTAGTATTAGCAAGAGCTGCTTGATATCCTATTGCTGTGTTGTAACTTGCTGTGGTATTTGCTCCTAAAGTGCTAGCACCAACAGCAGTGTTTTGTGTTCCTGTTGTGTTGACCTTTAAAGCATCTTTTCCAACGGCTGTGTTGTTAGTTCCAGAGGTTAACGTTGTTAATGATTCTTTCCCAATAGCAGTATTATTTCCACCAGTAACAGAAGCATCTAAAGCACTTTCTCCAAGAACAGTGTTACCAGCTACAGAGTTTGCACCTTTACCTACAGCAACACTATTTATGGTTGCATCTGCTGAAGAGGTAATACCACCTGTAAGGGTTCTCAGGTCAACCCAACCATCATTGGCTGAGTTTCTCATTTTTAAGATACTGTTTGAAGTATCAGCCCACAGCATATAAGCAGCAGTTGTTGAGGGAGCTGAACCAGAGCTATTATTTGTTAATACCGCTTGCAATACATTATTTAAATCACTACGAACGTTCGCTCCCGTGGAGTTATCAATAACATAATCGTGGGTTGCCATTGTCTACTCTTTGTTTCTTTTTAGTATATCTTAACCGCTTGTTTTTAGCTTCCCCGACCAAATCCAGTTGCTGAGTATTTAAAATTTCTATTAACAAAGCTAGATCCATTTTTTACATCTATAACAAAATTAGTTGAACTTATAGAGGATAAAGCAAAGAAATCACCTGATTGAGCATTTTCTATTGTTATCCCAATAGAAGGTAAAACAGAATTAGCTGCAATACTTGTTCCTGATTGGCCTGTAAAGAAACTATTGGTGAAGGTTACTGTTTTACTAGATGTTCCAGAGGCTATAAGCCCATTTGTTGCGCCTGCATTACCTAAACTTGTTTCTGTTCTGCTGCTTAATTCTGCTGTGTAACCTAACTGATCAATTTCAATAGATTGCGCTGGATCGTCAGAATCCATTTCACACCTAAATTTAAAACCTCTCGCAATATAAGAACCATTAACAAAAGGATTAAACTGGCTAAATTCTGCGCTGTAGGTGCAGTTACCGCTTGTTGTTTGGCTTGAAGTAGCTGTCAATGTAAATGTGCTTGTACTAGGAACTGTTTGAATTTGATAATTACCATCAACACCATTACCAGAGGTAAAGTCAAGAACTACAAAACTACCTACAGAATAACCATGAGATGATTTTGTAACTGTGATTGTTGTTCCTGATTGTGCATAAGTTCCAGAAGTTGAAGTATCAGGATCAGAATCAGTTGTTGCTACTAATAACTTTGCTCCCACATTAAAGGCTGTTGCTGCATCAAAATCAGTCCATGTATCAATATTTGCAGTCCTTTTATCAATTAGATCATTAGGATAATAACCTTGTGAAACAATATGCCTTCTTAGATGTAATGGTTGTTTTCCACCTAAATCTAAAGTATTAGCAAATTCGTATGAACCACCTGTAATATCAACAGCTCCTAGAAAATCAAAATCAGCAATTGCGTCAAAATCAGCAACAGAGTCTAATTCTTCTAAGGAGCCAAGAACAAGCCCATTAACTTCATCACTAAAAAAGCAATCAACTTTAGCTCCTGCAAATGGTGGGCTGTCTGTATCTTCTCGATCTGTTAATACTGTTAATTTAGGAAATACATCGGGTTCTGTTTGCAACATAACAACAGAAGCATCTCCACTGCTCAGCCTTCCGCCGTCATCTTGAAATTTTAAAATATAAGTACCATTGACAATGTTAGGTACTATTGTTTCATTTACGTTTCCACTAAGAGCTGGTAAGACATCAACTGCATTTGTAAAGGTTGCGCCACTTGTTAAATTTGAACTTCTAATAACTACGTTTCCACCATGTAACACATCAACATCTGTTGATTTGTCAAAACGTAATCTTACAAATTGATCTGATATAGGTTCAATAAATAAATTCTGAACATCAGAAGGAACTGCTGTTTTTCCAACTGTTGTGATTGTTGTTGTTGCTGGAGTTGTACTTGGTTTTCCTAATGCGTTAATACTAAAAACTCTTATTTCATAAGTTCCATTTAATGTTTCAAAAATCGTAAGATCTGATCTTGTGATTCTTTCACTTATGTAATTTTCATTATTAAATCTGTATTGGATATTATATTCAGTTACCCCTGCGACTGGTTCCCATTGAACAAACAATTTAGAAACAGCTCTATTATTTAAAACAACAATTTGCTCTGTTGCTGTTAACGATGTAGGAGCTGCCTTGATTGCCGTCAAAGTTGTAATAACTCTTGCTGGTAAGGCTGTGCCATCTTCTACAAAAGCATATTTGTTTGGATTATGAGCAACAGCGGTAATTTGATAATTTAATTCTGCACTTTCAGTGATGCTAATCACTCTAAATAATTGAAGCTCAATAGTTACATTTTCTAAAACCCATGCTGTATTTGCTTGAGGAACAGCAGAAAAAGCAGAGCTAACAGTGATTGTTGAGCCTGAAATTGTAGATATACTTTTTGTCTCTAATGTCCCGTCAGGGAGTATTACAGAAAGGGTTGCATCTCCAACTGTTGTTAAATCTGTATCAGTTGAATCATCAACAATTACTTGAGTAGTTGAAACACCTGTTTTAACCCTACCCCCACGCCTTACTCCTGCCTTTACAGGATCTTGAACTTGAATTACAGAACCAGGTCTAACAATTACACCTGCATCAATTGTTGTTGTAAAAGTAACGACCTGCCCTTCATTTGACTGGGTATATAAAAACCACTTTGCAAGTCTGTTAGCCTGCCCCCTTGATGTTGTTGCGAATCCTTTTATATTTTTTACATTCACCCCATATTTTGTAATCAAGTCAGAATCTTCTACTGTTTCATGATCAATTGTTTGAGTCTCATTATCAAAATAAGAAACATTTACAACACTAAATTTTGTATTTTTAGCTGAACTATTATAAGCAAAACCTGCCTGAGTAACGTTAGACAAATTAAAGCAATATGCAGGATCAGCAGGCCGATCTTGAGATATGTTGATTACTCCTGCCGAGTAAAAAGGCATTACCCTCATAACCGAGCAAAGACTATTGATAAGAGAATATGCATCTTGCGAGTTTCTAATAACTACATTTGTTGCGAATCTTGGTTCAGTACCGCCAAGCCCATCATCAACTTGTGTTCCACAATATGCGCTTGCGGATTGAAAACTATAAACATCTAACTGGCTTTCTGCTATTTGATCACCAAAGCCTTTTGAAGTTGTTAAAAGGTCGTAAAGAATCCATGCCGGATCATTTGTGTAAGCTTTATCTGCTTTGAATGTGCCATTAAAAACCCCTGAATATGAAAGCGATCCATCTGCTCTAACTGTGGCGTTATGAGGAATTTTGATTAAAGTTCCCCTAACCTTATACATCCTTTGAGGAATGGCCGGAAAAGTTTCAGCACTAAACCTAATTGCTGTATAAGCCGTATTTGCATAAGCATTTTGCTCATGAATAATTTCTGTGTAGGAAGTCCATTGCATTGCATTTTGCAAGGTGGACTCTGTGCTATCGGCTGTTGTTCTATTGACTCTTATGGTATAAGGTTGAACAAGTGTAGTTGAACGAAAACTAATTTTATAATCTCTAAAATATGGGCTTGCTGTTCTACCTTTTACAGTGTCAGTAATAGGAGTTGCAACAGTTCCGTTTGCATCAATAACTTGAATAGTTAAGGCTACCTCTGCACCGTTAATATCTCCATTATCTTGAAAATCTTGAAGAGCTGGAAAACCTATTGTAACCCTGACAGCATCTTTACCAGAGTTCAAAGTTCTTGAAACTGGAGTTGATTGAGTAACAGCAACACCAACACCAATTTCTGTTTCAATCTCAGAAATACCACTAATTGCTGTCTGATCTGAAGTTCCTAGTTTTGATCCAAAAGTTATATTTTGAAAATTAAAATCAGAGTCAGCAGGGCTTGAATTGCTGGCTGATGATTGTAAAACTTGAGTGCCATTTAAGAAAGTATCTTTAAGACTTGCGTTTGTATAAGCGGTTGTACCATGCGTTAGTCCTGCATCTAAAGCAGATGGAAAACCAGCAATAACGCCCTCCCCTAAAACCTCAACGATTGTTGAAAATTGTTTTGAAGAAAGAGTTTCTTTTGGTAGATCAGGATCAGTAAGGCCAAGAAGCCTAGGAAAACCTAACGTCATTACGCCGTCCCCTCAATTTGTACGGTGTCAACGCCTGAACTAATCACAATCGAACCAGTAAAGACCTCACCATAAATAATAGGTACAGGGATGCCACTAACACTTACATTTGTAATTCCACTAAAAGCATAAGAGCCTTGTGCTAATGGATCATCATCACCCATTGATGACGCACCTGAGTTACTCGGCGGCGTTGGCGTAAGCATTTGAGTCACCCCACCAATTGCCATTGATACTCCAATACTGGTCATAGCTGTTCCAATAGCGGCTCCAATTCCTGTTGCTCCAGCTCCTAGAACGGCTGGGGCTAAATAAGGGGCTGCAATAAGAACTGCACCTGTCACAATTTTTCCTATTGTTGAATCAAAAAAATCCTTCGCACCAACAGCCACAGGAATGATTTGAATATCGTCTTCACTTCTTAAATTTAAAGAATCCTCTGTAATGTCTGATCCTCCCATCTTTACTTTATAAAACTGATCCATCATGTGTTTCTCAAGCTTTGGAAAATTACAAAGCAAAAAACGCATTGCATCAGCAGGACTAGCAGCAACAGCCTTAAAACTTGATTGGCCTAAAAACTTTCTAAGTCTTCCATAAACTCTTATTGTTTTAAGTTCCATATCTATAAACCTTCTTTGTGGCTTCTATATATTTTAAGCCATAATTTTCTCTACAGCTCAACTGACCAATATTATGGTGCAAAATTGTTTGATCTCCTATGTAAAGAGCTGCATGACTTAATTTCTTTTCTGGCCCTTCAACTAACAAAACGTCATAAGGCTCTATTTCATTTTTGTCTATTTCTTTAAATCCTAATGTTGGCAAGGTTGCTTCAAATAAAGGATTTTTTGAAAACTCTTTAATATTTTTTGGTCTTGGTGTATATGGAATATTTATATTTTTTTCTTGCTTGAAAAAATCTGTGATAAGAGTCCAACAGTCATGCTTACCCCAGATCCACGTTCTGCCATAAAGTCCTGCTTGATAACCTGACGGTTCAAAAGAAATCCAATCTTTGTGCTGAACACTATAAATAAACCATGGTAAACCTAAATGTTCACAAGATGCTTTATCAGGTTCAGAGGGAACAGCAGCCCCAAACGGGTGTGAATGGACAATGCCAATTAATTCGCCTTCATCTTCACAATCAGCCCAATCATCTGGATTAATGACAAAATATTCTGATGCTGTTTCAGCTAGATTTTTACAAGGCCAATAAGTTTCTTTTCCTTTTATTAGTGCCAACAATCCACAAGATTCTTTTGGTGCCTCTGCTTCTGCATGAATAACAGCTTGGTCTTTCCAACTCATGCGTTTACAAATGTACCAACGCCAGGGAAATCTTGCCTTGTAACTTGTCTTTTTGGTGCCCTTACATTTTGAAGGTCTAAGGCACTTACTAATTCAAATTGAACCTGTTCTCTATTCTCTAAAAGTTTTTGGTTAATATAATAAATTTCCTGTGGTAATTCTGTAGAACTTGAGGGGGTGCCATAAATATTTTGATTATTGGGAAAATTAGCAGCATCTAAAAAAGCCGCCATAGTTCTATGTCTAATTATTTTTGCCCCCTGTAAATCATTAAAAGGAGTCGTTGCATTAACAGCAGCCATTAAAGCCGTTATGGTTCCTAATATATTAGATACAGTCAACATTGGTCTTGGTAATCTTCCTACCCCTGTATATTCAAACCCTGTTGCCTGAACAGGAAAACGATCATAAGTATTTGATTGCCAAATAATTGAAGCGTTGCTATTCATCCCAACACCTGAGTGAAACCTATGAACATCTGTTGAACCATGTAAGGCACTAACCAACGTCATCGAATAAAGTTCAATTATTGAACTAGGATTTATTTTTTGAAGATCTGAGACAGGTATCGCCATAATTTATGGTTCAAACACTTCTCTAAAAGTGCAATTAATAACAGCTCTATTCACATAGGGTATTGTCTTAGTCCATGACTGGCAAACATATTGCCCTGCACCTGAAAGAGTGATTGAAACATTACCGCTATTCGTTGCGCTTGCTGCTGCTGTCACTGTAAAAACATTGTCATCTGTCACCGTGGCAACAACAAAATCTCCATCTGTTGCGGAGCCAGAGGTGTAATCAATTGTCAAAAGATCAGCAAAAGCAACCCCATGATTTGTGACTGTAATAGTAACGGTTGTACCTGATTGAGAATATGTCCCTGTCTTGGTAAACCCTTCTGCTGGAGGTGTAAAAGTAAAGCTTGCTTGGTCTTGCGCCCGACTTCTCAAAAATCCCTCAATAACATCTGCTTCTGTTTCGCTAACTGTAAATACAAGATCAAAAGTTTTTGGATCTTGCGTCAAAGGCAAGCCCATCATTGTGCGAAATTCGTACCCATCTCCTAGTTGGGTTGTTCTTACCTTGGGCTGGCTTGTTTTGCGTTGCCCGTATGTCGGGTTGATTGAGGGAAAAGTTGCCATTTTATCTTGCTAATAGTCCTCCTGGTTGTGTTTCTTTAATTAATTCATTCTGAACGGCTGCACCAATTAAAGCTCCTAATTGTTGTGCATCTGCATTGTTACCAGAAACCGCCGAGCCAGAGGCATCAACTGAAACATTAACAATATTACTAGTGCCGCCGCCGCTTAATTTGTTATTTGGTGTTATGAATCCAGACTGAGCCCCCATTGATAACAACTCTGGCCCTTTCTCTCCTACAAGATACGTTTTCCCTGCCTTTACTGAGCCCCCTGTTGCTTTACCACCACCAAAAACAGACCCTAAAAAACCACCAATCTTTTTTCCTATACCAGAGACAGCCTGTTGAATAGCAACTTCTATTAATTTTCGTTTTAACTGATTTAATACACTAATAGCAGAT